TATTAAGTAATGGACCAAGCGGTGGTGGACCAGGCGGTGGAACTAGCGGTGGTGGACCAAGTGGTGGCTTACCAGTAGGTAACAAACCTACTAAAGGTAACAATTCTGGAATAACACTGGGTATCCCAACAAAAACAGATCCTTTAGCAGGTCAAAAAGCAGCAAAGCCTGGTTATGGATTTCACCCAAATAAAGTTAATGTAGCTCAAAACATTATATATTCAAAAGGCACTAAACCAGGTAGTCAAGTTACTACAAATGTACCTTCTAAACAAAAAACAACAAACATAGGTACTAAAAAGTATTCCGGTAAAAAGAGTTATGTAGACGTTTTAGGTGAATCAGGAAATTTTTCAAACCAGTCATTTGATCAGATGATGGTAGGTGCTGAAGGTAAACCTCACTTCGAAGATACTCCAGAAAATAGAGAAAAGTGGAAACAATATTACAAGCCTGTAACCGAAACAAAAGGTACTCCAGGAGGAAATGCAATTGTATCTGCACCAATAGACTTACCTGATGATCCAGCAGAAAAAACTACTAATGGTGAAACTACTGTAGAAACAGAAACAATTCCAGATGATAAAACAACTAAAGATAATAAGCTTGGTAACTTACCTATTGGCTCTGCAAATGTAACAAAAGGTGGCACTGGTAGAAAATCCAGTAACCCTATAAACCCTGTGTCTTTAGCAACTAGTGCTTCTCAAAGTAAAGACTTCAATCTGAAGCTTAACAATCAAGCTGTTAATAAAGCTTAAAAAAAATTTAAATGGCAATAATATACACATATCCAAAACTGACTAATCCTCAAGGCAATGAATTAATAGTTGTATCGGATGTAAATAATAAAAATTCAACTAGATTAATCACAATACAGTCTATAGCTGATTTAGTTCCCGGAGGCGGAGGTGGTGGATGCGTGGATGCCATAACTGGTATACAAACACCAGTAGGAACATACAACGCTAACTTATGCACAACGACCTCTTTTACCTCTTCAGGTGGCAGTGTTTCAATAAGCAACACTACTGATGGAGTTAATTTTGAAACTAACTGCATAAATAACTATGTTTTAAAACCTGTGATTTGTCAAGGACAACAATGCAACGCGTCTACAGCATCTGAAACTTGGTTGTTTAGCTGTGATTCTTCATTAAGCCAATATGCTGGAATAAATACTCCTGTTATTTTAGAAAATAACGGATCAATAGTGCCACATTCGCAAAATAATCACCCAAACAGCCCTACTAACTGCTTTTATGTAGAATTATGGAGTCCAACTGTTTCATTAACTAGCACTTGTCAGTCGTGTTGTGACGGAACTACACCAGAATTAAAATGTTTATATACTAAATGCTCTGGTTCAGATCCAGATATGCCATCTGATCTAACTTTTGATAAAGTTAACGATAATTGTACTACAGGCGTTATATATGTAACTGAAACTGCTACTAACAACTCTTGTTGTTACACTTTTACAAGCGAAGTTGATGCGCCAGTAGACACTGGTTACACCTTTGTACCAGCAAGTGATTGTACACAAGCTCCTTGTGTAGATACACCGCTAATAAAGACTTGGGACATATGTCCAGATGCTTGTGATACCGGCACACTTCCATCAGTAGTATATGGTAATGACATAGAGGGAACTGGATTAGTAGTTCTTTCAAATGGTACTAGTGAAGCTTGTTATACATTGAGAATACCTGGTACTGATGCCGATCCAACTACTGGAATAACTCAAGTATCACGCCACGACACTTTAGATTGTGACGCAGGCGTTACACAGAATAAATGTAAGAAACCTTTATTCCATTTTGTAAAATGTGTTGATGCTAATTGTAGTGGCGATAGTGCTGGCGTTTTAAATATTTATTCAGAACTAAACTTTGAAGCCTCTACTGATGACGTTGTATTATTTGAATTTGATGATAGATCATCTTGTTGTTATGTATTACAATCAGAACAAATATGTGAAAAAGTTACTGAAGGTATAAATTTTGCCACTGCTACAAAGGTTGAAGGTTTAGATCCATGTGCAAGTGAAGCTTGTGGTGAGGATCCACCTCCAGCTGAAAAATGGATATATAATAGCTGTTCAGGAGGATGTGATCCAATAGTTTCAACGAATGCATTACACACGCCAGGAATTGATTTATCTATGTGGTGGAACTGCTGTTATTATCAAATACCAGCAAATCCTGAAGCAACAGTTTTGGCAGATTCTGGAATATCTACTGAGGATATTATTAAAAGTGGTTTAAATTGTGAATCATTATTAGGTTTCAATCAAATAGAGTGGACAAAATGTGGTGACCCATCTACTAAAATATATACTGGTTGTTGTAATACTCAAGATACTTTACGTTTAGGTTTTGTTGCAAAAGGTTTTAGCGGACCAGCTGGTTGTTATGAAATAACAGGCTTAGATAAAGAACAAGACACTTCACCATGTGATAACATCATTGCAACAAATTGTGAAGATGAAGACTGTAACACTACTCCAGAACAGTTTAAATGGCAGCAAAGACTTTGCGGTGATACTCCATGGACAGATGTAAGTACAGATTACTCTAATGACGCACCTGACTTAAACACAATCTACACATTTGAAGGTTCAGAAAATTGTTTTGAAATTCAAAAAGTAGTTGGAATTCCTAGTGGACCTGCTGGTCAATCTATCTTGTCCGGCCCATATAGTGGCACTAGAGATGAATCAGCTTGTCAGTGTTGTAATAATAAAGACAACCTTCAATATACTCAATGCTCAAGTTCTACTTTACCAGGCTGCGGAAATTTAGATCAAACTATCGTATTGAGTATTCCTCCTTCTCCTAGTGGCCCACCAAATACTTTACTTGTTCAACAAAATGAAACAGGCGACACTTGTTGTTATGAATTAGATGGCAGTACTTGTGCAGATATAACAGCTGGTTATTCGATATCGAATGTACCTCAGGATTGTAATGACGAGCTATGTTTAGATGAACCACCAGTTAATAACTATGTTCTTAAAAAATGTACTGACTCTACTTTACCTGGATGCGCGGAAATGCTTGGTGAATTAGTTACCTCTTCTTTTTCCACAGCTGGTACTGTAGTTTTAGTAACCAATACTATTACTGGTCGTACTTGTTGCTATGAATATCAAAGCGGTACTACTACAGCTAATCCAACAGCAAATCATACGATTGGAGCAGCTCTCGCCAGTGGATGTGGGGATGAACAATGTTTAGATGATCCACCGGTTACTAACAGTGTTGTTAGGAAGTGTGGCACCTCTACTTTACCAGGGTGTGAAGATATGCAAGAAGAGATAGTTCTTTCTGGAGTTTCTGCTAATTCTACAGTACTAGTAAAAAATCAAGATGGATTATATTGCTGTTACTTTTGGACAAATTCTACTAATAATGCTCCTACGGTAGGTTATGCAGTTGAGCAAGTTCTCACAGATTGTGATGATGAAAACTGTCAGGGTTCGGGTTCTGGAACTAAATATGTATATGAAAAATGTCCGGCAGATCCATCAGAACCATCTAGATCTTGTGACTCAATGCCACCATCAGTTATAATAGAAATTCCTAGTGGAGGGGCAGTACTACAAAACGTGGTGATTGAAAGCAACCTTGGAGATCAATGCTGTTATTCTACAAATCAAGAGCCAACAGTTGACCCTGTAAGTAATGGCTATTTCATAGTCTCACCTTTAACTGATTGCTCTAGTGAGTCATTATTGGGCGCTGGGTGTATTGGAGGTTAATAAATAATATTTAAATATTCTACAAACCGTAGAAAACCAAACTATCATGTGATAGTATAATAATAACCATATAAAAAATAAACCATGACATTTTTATATACCAGCGGCTTTGCAGCTGCTACACGACCAGATCAGAGAGTGATTGACATTTGGAAGTACATAACCGAAAAGAAAAATTGGAGAATTGTGCAATTACCAAATGGGTTTTTTCAAACCGAATACTTGAATCCAGAAACTGAACAATGGACTGACGTAACTAGAAGAGAAACGATGGATGGAGCTGAAGCTGCTATTAACGGATCTATAGAGCATTACGCTAAGAAGTTAGAGTTTTTAAAAGGACCAAAAGTAGTTAAAACTTTCGAGTAAAAATAAATATAATTTAATTTAATAAAATGAGTGAAACAATAGTTAAGCATTTAAACTTCGGTGATGATGCTAGAAATAAGATATTCTCAGGAATTGAAAAACTCACTAAAGCTGTTAGCTCCACATTAGGAGCTAGCGGCAAGTGTGTTATAATGGAGGATAACGCAGGTAAACCAATAATAACCAAAGATGGTGTAACAGTTGCAGATACTATTACATTGTTAGATCCTGTTGAAAACATGGGTGCTAGACTTTTAAAAGAAGCAGCTCAAAGAACAGTTAAAGACGCAGGTGACGGAACAACAACAGCCACTATACTAGCTAAAGCTATATTAGATGAAGCTTACAAACACGACAAGGCAGATACATTAAGAAATATTAAAGAAGGTATAAATCAAGGTGTAGAAAATGTTGTCAACTACTTGCAGAAAAAAAGTAAAAAAGTTAGTGGTAAAAAAATTGATCAAGTTGCTACTATATCAGCTAATAACGATAGTACACTTGGTAAAATAATAGGTGAAGCGTTTAGACTCGTAGATAGTACAGGTGTTGTTATGATGGAAACAAACGACGACACTACTACAGTGGTTGAAGTGGTAGATGGCGCTCAATATGAAAAAGGATTATTAAATACACATTTTGTAAATAATAAAGAGAAAAACTCATGTGAGCTAGATAACCCTTACGTATTATTAATAGAGAATAGTATTGAAAATGTAAGGCAGATACAAAGTGTTTTAGAATTTATAATAAGAACCAATAAAAGCTTATTAATAATAGGAGACGCTGAGCCATCTGTAGTTTCTGCACTGGCTATGAACAGGGTAAAAGGTAATATAAAGGTTAACATAATAAGTGCGCCTACACACGGTGTAAACAAACAAGTAACATTAGAAGACTTAGCTTTGATTACAGGCGCAACTTTAATAAACGAAGACCTAGGTGATGACATGGACATGCTCACTGAAGAGCATTTAGGTAGATGTAAAAAATCTACAACTACTCAAAGTGAAACTATACTGCAGCTTGAAGATTTTAATGATGAAATTAAAAAAGTTATAGAAGTTATAAAAGACAAGTTGAAAAAGGAGAATAATCCAAATAAAATAGTTGCTTTAGAAAAAAGATTAGCTAGATTATCAGGTAAGGTAGCAGTTGTGAAAGTAGGAGCTAACTCAGAAGTAGAATTAAAAGAAAAAAGAGATAGAGTTGAAGATGCTATTTGTGCTACAAAAGCCGCTATAAAAGAAGGTATAGTACCAGGAGGCGGGATTGCTTTGTTGAATGCAGCAAACAAGCTTGAACCTAATAATATAGGAGAGGAAGTTCTATATTGTGCTATTAAAAAACCTTTTTTAGTTATACTAGAAAATGCTGGTATAACTGATTATAGCGCTCCAGATAACGAAGGCGAAGGTTTAAACGTGGTTACAGGAAAAACGGTGGATATGGTAAAAGCCGGAATAATAGATCCTTTACTCGTAACAAAAAGTGCTTTACAAAACGCGGCTTCTGTGGCTACAACTATATTATCTACCGATTGTGTAATCAATAATTTAAGAGCAAATGAAAGCGGTAGGTAAATATATAATTATAACAGATGTTGAGGAAAAAACAAAAGAAACTAAAGGTGGTTTACTTTTGTCATCCAAACAAAGAGAAGATATTAGATATAGACAGGCTAGAGTACTTGAAATAGGCACCGAAGTTGTAGGTGTCAAAAAAGATGATAAAATTTATTTTGATCGTCATGCTGGTTTTGACATAGAGATAGACAGTGATATATATAAGGTGATTAAAGATTCTGACGTTGTTATAGTAATATGAGGCTAACAGCATCTGATCTAAGAGATTTAAATATACTTAAACATTATAGAATAATACGCAAATGGGCTTGTAAAACAAACAAGTTAAATGATGCGGATCTGGAACTTTTAATTTATTTAGACTCGTTAAAGTTATTTACAAAACATGATTTTAAACAAGGTACGTACTCCTACAGTTGGGATAATAGGCGCTGGAACAGATTGTTAAAGAGTGGTTGGATAGTAGTTTGGAGAGAACGAAACAGAACAACACAGAAATACAATATTTATAAAGTATCCGTAAAGTGTAAACAGCTAATAAGTCGTATGTACCGTATTATGTTAGGCGAAGAAGATATGCCTATTAATAAATTAAAAAACAACTATATGGATGTAGTTTTAAAAACTTCCATACTAAACGTAAACAAAGATAAAACAAGATAATTATGGCTATGATAACTCAAGTTAATGGTAAAACATTAAACACTATTGATTCACAATACGCAACTGGCCAAGCCGCTGTACCAGCTGGACTTAGCTCTGCTGATAGTGCTCAAATATCTGGTATTGCTGGAAATATAAGCGCAGCACCAGGAGTTACGGGTGGAATTAATCCAAATACAAATGTTGTTGTACCTGGAAATACTCCAGTTGGACTAGGAGACATTAATCAACTAACTTAATTAAAATAAGATGCCAGAATACGGAAAAAAGCAAGTTCCAGCAGGAATGAAAAAAAATTGTAATCCTAATTACTTTAAACCAATGGGAGAAAGATCTATGGAGTCTAGAATGACTACGGTTAAGACAGATTTAAAAATTGAAAACCTTGAATACAAGGGAAATGCTGTAATTAGAGCAAATAAAGGATAATGGAAGACATTAAATTATACTTATTAAATGCAGGAGCTTTTGGCATAACAATGATGGATTGGTTAGAGCCTGCGTTAAAAATAATGTTGCTTATTTTAACAATTGGTTATACTGTTCATAAATGGGCATTACTACATAAGAAAAACAACCCATGAGAAGTATAAACGAAATTATAGTACATTGCTCTGCTACTAGAGAAGGTCAAGACATACCAGTTGAAACAATAAAAGAGTGGCACGTAGACGGTAGAGGATGGACAGACATAGGTTACCATTTTTATATAGAATTAGATGGTACTATTAAAAAAGGTAGAGATATAGATAAAACAGGAGCTCATTGCAAAGGGCACAATCGTAATTCTATAGGAATTTGTTATTGCGGTGGTGTAGAGAGCGATGGTAAGACACCAAAGGATACTAGAACAGAAACACAAAAAGAAAGCTTGTTACACGTCCTTAAAACATTAATGGCGATGTTCCCGCTTGCTACTATTTATTCACACAATGAGTTTGCTAATAAAGCATGCCCATCATTTGATGCGACGAAGGAATATGAAGATCTCTGAGAACACTGAGTTTAAGATTGATATAAAAACTGTAATTGGAATAATAATGTTTACTACTACAATAGTAGGTATGTATTATACATTACAAGAGGATATAGCAGAAGCTAAAACTTTACCACCAGTTGAAGTATCTCGTTTAGAGTATGAACTAAAAGAAGAGTGGAATGAAAAAATGATTATAGATTTAAGTGAAAGAGTTAATATGCTTGAGCAAATTGACGATGTTGCTTTTGAAGAAATAAGTATTCTTTCAACTTTAATAAAAGATGGTACTGAAAGTGATGGTAAGTTAGAGGAACTTAACAGACAACTAGAAGCTTTACAAAATAAAAAACCAAAAGTAATAGTTAAAGAAATTAAAGTAGATAAAAAAGGTAGAAAATTATAACTCATGGCAAAAAAGAGAACAAAGAAAAACATGAAAAATCCTTGTTGGAAAGGTTATGAAGCTATAGGTATGAAGAAAAAAGGCGGTAAAAAAGTACCTAACTGTGTGCCTGTTAAAGGAAAAAAGAAAAAATAATGGCAATAAGAAAAACTACAAAAGGTAAAGGTCGTAACTTTAGAAGCACAGAAGAAGGTGCTGGTATGACATCTAAAGGTGTTAAAGCCTATAGAAAAGCTAATCCTGGTAGTAAACTTAAAACCGCTGTAACTGGAAAAGTTAAAAAAGGCAGTAAGGCTGCTAAACGTAGAAAAGCTTTTTGTGCTAGATCCAAAGGTTGGAAAGGCGAAAGAGGTTTAGCTGCTAGAAAAAGATGGAAATGTTAAAATAAAATAAAGATGGCGTACGGTAAGAAAAAAATGACTAAAAAAACTACTAAAAAAAAGGTTGTAAAATCAAAGTCTAAAAAAACTAAAAAATAAAATAAAAACACAATTAAATGGAATCAAATGAATCAAAGGGTTTAGGAGACTCAATAGAAAAATTCACAACAGCTACTGGTATAAAAAAATTAGCAGACAAAATACCAGGTGGCTGCGGTTGTAAAGCTAGAAAAGAAAAATTAAATCAAATGTTTCCTTATGGAAAAAAAGAAACAAAAAAAGAAGTTTAATGAAACAAAGGTAGGTATTTTTTTAAAAGAAAAAGCTCCTAGCATTATAAATAAGTTAGGTGATTTTCTGCCAGATCAAGGTGGTCTTGGAATTGTAAAAAATATTATAACAAGTGATTCTAGTATAGAACCACAGGATAAAGAAATAGCTTTAAACCTGTTAGAACAGGACATAGCTGAAATGACCAATATTTCTAGTCGCTGGAAAAGTGACATGAGTTCAGATTCTTGGCTAAGTAAAAACACTCGTCCACTTACATTAATTTACCTTACTTTATCAATGACAATTTTAATGGTATTAGATTCAACTGTTATATTAGATATAAATAACGGTTGGGTATCATTACTTGAAGCTTTATTAATAACGGTATATGTAGCATACTTCGGAAGTCGTGGGGCTGAAAAAATAACAAAAATAAGAAAATAAAAAAAAATGAGTGTAATAGGAACAACACATAAACAACCAAGAGTTTTTGCACACGATGCAGTATCTCTTAGGAATTTACCAGGATGTATCTACAGAGGTATAACAAACATAGATTTAGTTAGCCAAAACGGAGGTTCTGGTTTTATGGCAGATCAGGTTTATAATGCTTTAACCACTGGTGCAGCTGGAACAGTTATACAAGTACAAGTTACTGCAGTAGACGTAGATGGTAAAATAGAATCATTGGATGTTTTAAATTCTAATTGTCAAAGTACTAATTTATCTCTTCTTGATAGTCTAACTGTTTTATGGGCGCCAGATGCAGATGGTGTATATGAAGAAGGTGAAGATGCTGTAGATTTTATAATAATTGATGGATTAGATAATACTAGTTGGGATTACGGGTGTCCTATATCACCAGCAGGAACTAGATTTCCACTAGAAGACCCAGTTCCAGCTTCTTATAGCCCAATGTTATCTTACAGACAAAAAGATTTAATAGATTTAAAATGTCTTGAATGTAGTTACAAAGCTTTAAGTCCTGGAGCTGCGTTATACATAGGATATGATTTAGAAAGTATTACGGTTACTATGGAAAGCGGTAACCAGACTACGTTTTACAACGTTCCAGCTGGTAGTTTTTTACCTGTTGCTGTTTTAACAGTTTGTCAAGCTAAAGCTATTGATGGCGATGAGGCTCCTACTGCCGAAGATTTAAAAGAATATATTACGTGCTTGTTTTAGGTAATAAAAATACTATTAATAACAGGTTAATGACAACTAGACACAAAAGAAAAAGTATTGTATCTAAGCAAACTTTGTTTAGTGTTATTTTGTCTTTTTTTAAACGTAGTAACTAGATAAATATGCCTATATTAAGCACTAAAAACACTATTGCCTGTGTTCGCTTGTTGAAAGGTTTGAAATCTCCTACTCCACCGGCACCAAGACCTGGAGATGATAAAATAATTCAAGAACTAGGAGAGGAACCTATTTATATATTGCTTGAAAACAGTTCTAGTACAGATTTTATAATACAAGAATAATGGCTAATAAAAAAATATCACAATTTACACCTCAAACTGACATAACTCAAATACAAGGTTTAGCTGGTTATGACCGCAATGAAAACATTAAAATTAGTGGTTCAGAACTAATAAGTTCTTTGATAAATAATGGACTTGGTGGCATACAAGGACCTCCTGGCGAGCAAGGTGAACAAGGTATACAAGGAGAAACAGGTATTCAAGGACCTCCAGGTGAACAAGGAGAAGATGGTGTGCGAGGTTCTCAAGGTCTGCGAGGTGAAAAAGGTGATCCAGGAGAACAAGGTGAACAAGGAGAAAGTGGCGCTAACGGAGCTCAGGGAATACAAGGAGTAAATGGAACTAATGGGACTAACGGAGCTCAGGGAGAAAGAGGAGAACCTGGAACAAACGGTAGAGATGGAGCTCAAGGAATACAAGGAGAGCCAGGAGAACAAGGTATTCAAGGATTACCTGGAGTTACAGGGGCGCAAGGTGGTGTAGGACCTGGTATTACACTTAAAGGTAATGTTGCTAATGTAAGTGATTTACCTGCAAGTGGAAATGCACAAGGAGACGCTTATATAGTACAATCAAATGATTCGATATGGATTTGGGATGGAGACGAATGGATTGATGGTGGGTCTATTCAAGGTCCTCAAGGGGTTCAGGGATTACCTGGAACAAACGGAACTAATGGAGCTAGAGGTATTCAAGGGGAAACTGGTGAACAAGGAGAGCAAGGTGAACCTGGAGTCGCTGGAGCTAGAGGACCAGCAGGAACTAACGGGACTAATGGAGCACAAGGAATACCTGGGGTTAATGGAACTAACGGTAGAGATGGAGCTAACGGATCACAAGGTGCTCAAGGTGAGCAAGGTGAAGAAGGAGCACAAGGTGCTCAAGGTCCAGCAGGTAGTCAAGGGCCAGCGGGCGCACAAGGTCCACAAGGTTTACAAGGCGACCCAGCTAAAACAGTTGACGTTATTGTTGATTTTGCTATTAATGAAGGTCCAATTACAAATATAGATTTAAACTCAAGAAGTGGTTGTGTAACTTTCACAACGGCATCTGGCTTTCAATTTGCGTTGGCTCCAGGAGAATGTAGACCTGAACTAAATCCAGATGATGAAGGTAGATAGGGTTAATAAATTAATTATCAAGTGATAGTATAAGTAATAACAATTAAATAAAATAAAATGAAAATAAAAGAAGAACACTTAAAAACAATTCAAGAACAACAATCAAAGTTGAATAATCTATTAAATCAAATAGGTTATGTTTCCGCACAAAAACATTCTTTACTTCACGACTTTTCTAAAGTAAATAAAGAAACTGAAGATTTTAAATCTATATTAGAAGAAGAGTATGGCTCGATAAATATAGACGTTACTACAGGTGAATATACTATAGTTGAAAAAGAAGCCAAGCTAGAAGTAGTTAAGGAGGACAAATAATGTCTACTGTTATAAGAAAAATTAGTATAGGATCTGATTACAAAAATGATGCCATGCATTATTCAGTAGGTCAAGAAGTTTATGGTGGTCACACTATATGTGACATACTAAATGACGAAGCTAAAGGTGAATATTCTATTTATATTAAAAAAGAGGGAGAGGTTTTACCTTGGAAAAGGTTTAATTCTAACATGGCAATAGCTGTAGAATATAATTTACACTACGGTGAATAGTATATATGACTATATAGTAAAACCAATAGGTGAAAGATACAACAATACTAAAAAAGTTGGTAATAAAAACTTAATTTTAAATACTAAAATAGAAACTTTTAAAGTTATCAACAAAAAAGCTATTGTAATTTCTACTCCATCTGGTTATAAACTACCTATAAAAAAAGGCGATATTGTCTACATACATCATAATGTATTTAGAAAATATTACAACATGAAAGGCAAACAGCAGAATAGTAGATCTTATTTTAAAGATGATATGTATTTTTGCTCACCAGATCAAATATATTTATATGAAAGAAATAAACAAAAATATTCTTTTATGGATAGGTGTTTTATTAAACCATTGGTTTCAAGTAAGATTGGTGAAAAGACTATTAAAAACATGGGCTTGCTTAAATATAGTAATAAAATATTAAGTAAGTTAGGTGTAAATGAAAACGATATAGTTAGCTTTCCTAATAAAAGAGAGTGGGAGTTTGTTATAGATGGTGAATTATTATATTGTATGAAATCTAAAGATATATTATTAAAACATGAACGTCAAGGAAACGAAGAAGAATATAATTCAAGCAGCACAACTTGCTGTCAAGGAGTTGATAAAAGTTGCAAAAGAGCCGATAGTGGATACGGGGGAAGATGTGACTGCGGATCGTTTGAAAAATGCCGCTGCAACAAAGAAGTTAGCTATATTTGATGCGTTTGAAATATTAACAAGAATTCAAGAAGAAGAAGATAAGTTAAGTGTAAAACCAAAAGAAGAAAAAGAAGAAAGAAATTTTAGAGGTTTTGCGGAAGGGCGTAGTAAATGACTTACATACAATCACTGTGGAAAAAAGTTGACAATGCTGTTAATGATAAAATATTTTCTAAAAATAATAGGTTTAAAAAATGGGAGTATGGTTATAACTCTGATTATGATTTTATAGTAATAAGTAAAACTGGAAAAATTGGACAAATCATTGAAATACAGAATCTCAGGATTGCTTTACCAGCAACAGATGAACCGTTTAAACGAAGTGAAGAAAAAGCGGAGCAATATTGGGAAAAACAAGAGTACCCAAAAGAACTAAGTAGAATTAAAAGTAGATTCGACTGGGAAGAATACCCAGCAGAATTTAAAGAAAAGTGGTACGATTACATAGATGCAGAGTTTAAAAGAAGAGAACAAGGTTACTGGTTCTATAATAATGGTACTCCTATTTATATTACTGGTACTCATTACATGTACTTACAATGGTCAAAGATCGACGTTGGCGCAGCCGATTACAGGGAAGCAAATAGATTATTCTTTATATTTTGGGAAGCATGTAAAGCAGATAACAGGTGTTACGGAATGTGCTACCTTAAAAACAGAAGATCTGGGTTTTCATTTATGTCCTCAGCTGAACTTGTTAACCAAGCAACAATATCTTCAGATGCTAGGTTTGGTATACTTTCAAAAACTGGATCAGATGCAAAGAAAATGTTTACAGATAAAGTTGTTCCAATATCCGTTAATTATCCATTTTTCTTCAAACCGATTCAAGATGGTATGGATAGGCCGAAGACTGAATTGGCATATAGGGTTCCAGCTTCAAAACTTACTAGACGTAAACTAGATGATAATGTAAAGTTAAAAGAATTAAGAGGCTTAGATACAACTATTGACTGGAAAAATACTGGTGACAACTCTTACGATGGTGAAAAGCTAAAATTATTAGCTCATGATGAAAGTGGTAAATGGGAAAGACCTGATAATATATTAAACAACTGGAGAGTTACAAAAACTACATTAAGACTAGGTCGTAGAATCGTAGGTAAATGTATGATGGGTTCAACTTCAAATGCTTTAGAAAAAGGTGGAAACAATTTCAAAAAATTATACGACAGTTCAAGCGTTACAAGAAGAAATAAAAACGGACAAACAGCTTCTGGATTGTATTCTTTATTCATCCCTATGGAATGGAACTACGAAGGATTCATGGATACTTTTGGATCACCTGTATTCGTTACGCCGAAAAATAAAACTTTCGGAGTTGACGGTATTGAAGTTACAACTGGAGTTATCGAACACTGGGAAAACGAAGTTGATGGATTAAAGGATGATCCTGATAGTTTAAATGAATATTACAGGCAATTTCCAAGAACTGAAAAACACGCTTTCAGAGATGAAATTAAATCTTCATTATTTAATTTAACTAAAATATACGAGCAAATAGATTTTAATGAAGAATTAAATAATACAGTGCAAACTACTATTGGTAATTTTCAATGGTCAAAAGGTATTAAAGACACTAGCGTTGTTTTTTTACCTTCTAAAAATGGTAGGTTTAATGTAAGCTGGGTTCCGCCATTGGATTTACAAAATAATGTAATTAATAAAAATGGAGTTAAACAACCAGGTAACGAGCATATTGGAGCATTCGGTTGTGATTCTTATGATATTAGCGGTACTGTTGACGGTCGTGGTTCTAAAGGAGCGTTACATGGATTAACAAAGTTTTCTTTAGAAGATGCGCCTCCTAATCACTTTTTTTTAGAATACATAGCTAGACCTCAAACAGCTGAAATATTTTTTGAAGACGTTTTAATGGCTTTGGTTTTTTATGGAATGCCTATACTAGCTGAAAATAACAAACCAAGACTATTGTACTATTTAAAAAGAAGAGGTTACAGGCAGTTTAGTATTAACAGGCCAGACAAAGTTTGGAATAAACTTTCTATAGCGGAAAAAGAAATAGGTGGTATACCAAACTCTAGTGAAGATATTAAACAAGTTCATGCTGCAGCTATTGAAGCCTATATAGAAGACTTTGTAGGCTTGAGAGAGTCTGGATACGGAGATATGTATCATCAGCGTACTTTAGAAGATTGGTCACAATTTGATATAAACAAAAGAACCAAACACGATGCTTCTATTAGTTCTGGCTTAGCAATAATGGCTTGTAATAAAAATAAATACAAACCAAACTTAAAAAGACAAGTTAAGAGCATTGATTTAGGTTTTAAAAGATATGACAACGACGGAGTAACTTCAAAAATAACATAATAAATGATTTACACTAATACACAAAGTTCCTTTCCTGATCAGGTAGTTCCCCAAGAAGAGAAAATGACACTTGACTATGGTTTGCAAGTAGGCAGAGCCATTGAGGGAGAGTGGTGGGCTGCTGGAGTTGGCGGAGCTAGATATACAAATAATTACAATGTGTTTCATAGAAGAAGGCTATATGCTAGAGCAGAGCAGTCTATACAAAAATACAAAGATGAAATGGCTATTGATGGTGATTTGTCTTACTTAAACTTAGATTGGACACCTGTAGCAATTATACCTAAGTTTGTAGATATAGTAGTTAACGGTATGTCAGAAAAAATATATGACATAAAAGCTTATGCTCAGGATCCAGCTTCTCAAAGAAAGAGAACAGCTTATGCTGAAAAACTTCATAAAAATATAGTTACTAGAGATTTTATAGAAGAGGTTAAAGCTCAAATGGGAGTTGATATATCTGAAGTTAAAAACATGAGTAACCCTCCTGAAAATGAAGAAGAACTTGAAATACACTTACAACTAGATTATAAACAATCTGTAGAAATAGCTGAAGAAGAAGTTATTAATAACACACTAGATAGAAATAAATATGAATTAACTAAACGAAGGCTTTACAGAGATTTAGTTGAACTTGGTATCGGTGTTGTTAAAACCTCTTGGAACAAATCAGAAGGTGTTGTTGTTGACTATGTAGATCCAGTTAACGTTGTTTATTCATATACTGATGATCCTAATTTTGAAGATATATATTATGTAGGTGAGGTGAAAAACATTTCACTACCAGAACTTAAAAAGCAGTTTCCGAACATAACAAATGAAGAATTAGAAACAATTCAGAAAATGCCTGGTAATACTAACTACAGAAGAAGTTACAGGGGAAATAGAGATAGTGATACAATACAGGTTTTATATTTTGAATACAAAACATATAGTGACCAAGTATTTAAAATAAAGAAAACAGCTAATGGATTAGAGAAGGCTTTGGAAAAACCAGATACTTTTGCTCCACCACCAAATGATGGTTTTGAAAGAGTAAGTAGGTCTATAGAGGTTCTTTACCATGGTGCAAAAATACTAGGACATCCAATAATGTTAGATTGGAAAGTTGCTGAAAATATGACTAGACCTAATTCTAATCTTTGCAAGGTTAATATGAATTATACTCTATGTGCACCTTCAATGTATAAAGGTAGAATAACATCTTTAGTTGAGCGTATGATAACCTTCGGTGACATGATACAGTTAACATCGTTAAAGTTACAGCAGGTATTAGCTAGGATGGTTCCTGATGGTGTTTATTTAGACGTAGACGGTTTAGCAGAGGTTGATTTAGGTAATGGAACTAGTTACAACCCTCGTGAAGCTTTAAACATGTATTTCCAAACTGGTAGCATTGTTGGTAGATCAATGACACAGGATGGTGATATGAACCCTGGCAGAGTGCCAATACAGGAATTACAAACTTCAGCTCACCAAGCTAAAATACAAAGTTTGATACAAACTTATCAGTATTATTTACAAATGATAAGAGATGTAACCGGGCTTAACGAAGCTAGAGATGGTAGTAACCCAGATAAAGATGCTTTATTAGGATTACAAAAACTAGCTGTTGCTCAATCAAACGTTGCAACTAGACATATATTAGATGCAGGTTTGTATGTCACATTAAAAACTTGTGAAAATGTAGCTTTAAGAGTTGCTGATTCTTTAGAGTTTGAACTAACTAACGAGTCACTAGTAAATAGTATAAGTTTATACAACGTTGCTACTTTAGAAGAAATAAAAGATTTACATCTTTATGATTTTGGTATTTTTCTAGACTTAGAGCCAGATGAAGAAGATAAACAAATATTAGAACAAAATATTGAAATAGCTTTAAAAGGTAATCAAATAAATCTTGAAGATGCTATTGACATACGAAACATACATAATCTTAGATTAGCTAATCAATTATTAAAGCTTAAAAGAAGACAAAAAGCTAAACAAGATCAAGAAGCTCAACAAAGAATGATTCAGTCGCAGGCTCAAGCAAACGCTGAGTCAGCTGAAAAAGCTGCTATGTATGAAGTACAAAAGAGAGAAGCTATAGCTCAAACAGAGTTACAATTAGAGAAAGGTAAGTCTGATTTTAAGATACAACAAATGGGTGCTGAACTACAAAATCAACTAACTTTAGCTCAGCAAAAATTCGAGTTTGATAAACAACTAGCTCAAATAAATTTACAAAAAGACGTTAATAGAGAGCAAATGATTGAAGATCGTAAAGATCAAAGATCAAAAATGGAAGCTACTCAACAAAGCGCTATGATACAGCAAAGACAAGACGGTTTATTACCAACTGACTTTGCTACTCAAAACCAAGGACCACCGTTAACGGAAGAACTAGGAGGTCAAATTCCACAAATGTAGTAAACGGTAACAATACAATAATTATATAATATCATATCATGGAAAATAACAAAATAGAAAACACACCTCAAGAAGGTGAGTTTAAAATGAAAAAGAAAAAAGGTAGACCTAAAAAACTAGCTAACAACTCAAAAGCTACAGCTAGAATAGATCTAAGTAATAAAGAAACAAAAACTGAAGAAAATGCCGTTCAAGCACAAGAAGCAAGCAATAGCGATGTTGTTGTCGAAGAAAAGAAAGACGAGACAAGTGGCAAAGAAGTGGTTGAAGAAGTACGGAATGCCGAAGAACTAGTTGAGGAAAATTCAAAACCTGTAATAGAAGAAATATCAAGCGAAGAAGATATTAAAGAACCTGAGGTGGTTGTTGAAGAAAAACAAAAATTACCAGAAGGTGTAAATAAGCTGGTACAGTTTATGGAAGAAACAGGTGGTAACATGCAGGATTATATTAGATTAAATGCTGATTACAGTAATGTTGATGATGATACACTGTTAAAAGAATATTATAAAAATACTAAACCACACTTAGAACCTGATGAAATTGACTTTATAATGGAAGAGAATTTTAAGGTGGAAGAAGATTACGACGAAGAGCGAGAGATACGTCGAAAAAAACTCGCAAAAAAGGAAGAGGTTGCAAAAGCGAAAACGTTTTTAGATAGTTTAAAAGATAAGTATTACGAAGAAATCAAGTTGAGGCCTACAGTAAACAACGAACTTACAAAAGCGAGAGAGTTTTTCAACAAATTTTCCAAAGACAAAGAGGTAGCGCAAAAGCGACATGAGATGTTTAAAAACGATACCAAAACATATTTCTCTGATTTCAAAGGTTTTGAATTTAGTTTAGGAGAAAAAAAGTTTAGGTATGGTATTAATAATCCAGAAGATGTTGCCAATGCTCAATCTGACATTTCAAATGTAGTTAAGAAGTTCTTAAATGATAAAGGAGAGGTTACTGATGTTAAAGGCTATCATAAAGCTATATATGCCGCTAGAAATGCTGATAATATAGCACAACATTTTTATGAGCAAGGTAAAGCCGACGCTGTTAAAGATGTAGTTGCTAAATCTAAAAATATAAATAAAGATGCACGACAAAGTGCACCTGAAGATATTCATATAAAAGGATTTAAATTAAAAGCAATCAATGGTATAAATAGTAATAAACTAAAAATAAAACGATAAACAAAACTTAAAATAATAAATTATGGCTTTAGGAAATTTCACAAAGCAAAATGCTGGACTTACACCTACTCAAGATCAGTCGGTTCTCTCTTCAAACTACTTACAGTGGAATGAAAAAGGTGGAGAAAACTTTGCTGATTTTGCACAACAATATCTACCTGAGCTCTACGAGCAAGAGGTAGAAAGATTTGGTAACAGAACGTTATCAGGTTTTTTAAGAATGGTTGGCGCTGAAATGCCAATGACATCGGATCAAGTAATTTGGTCTGAACAAAATAGACTACACTTAGGTTATGATAACGTAACACGTTCTGGTAATACATTCACTGTAACACTACCAACTGGTGAGGGCGAATTAGTTATTAGAAAGAATCAAACTTTCGTAGTTCACAACCCAGTTGATGGCGTAACTTTAAAAGGTTTAGTTACCAGTGCTCCAAACCCAGGTAATGCAACAACATATACTTTTGATGGAGCTTGTTATACTGCTGCAAACTTTAATGCTGTAGGAACAGGAAGTGAAAATCCACTTAAACTATTTGTTTATGGTTCTGATTTCGCAAAAGGAACACTCGGTATGGAAGGATCTGTAACTCCAACATTAACTCAGTTCAGTAACAGACCTATCATTATAAAAGATAAGTATTTAGTTAATGGTTCTGACACTGCTCAAATTGGTTGGGTTGAAGTTGCAACTGAAGACGGAACATCTGGATTTTTGTGGTATATGAAAGCTGAATCAGAGACTAGATTAAGATATGAAGATTATCTTGAAATGTCAATGGTTGAAGGTGAACTTGCTGCTACTGGATCTGCTGTTGCTGGCTTGGCTGCATCAACTGATGCTGGTAAAGGTACACAAGGTTTATTCTCTGCTATAGAAGAAAGAGGTAATGTGTATCAAGGATTTGCTGGAGCTGCTAACCCTGGAACAGGTGCTTTAGGTGATTTTGATGAGATCTTACAGCAATTAGATCTACAAGGAGCTATTGAGGAAAACATGTTATTTTTAGATAGAGCTACTGCTCTTGATTTTGACGACATGATTGCTTCTATGGCGGGTGGAAGTTTTGCTTCTACTGCTGCTGCTTCTTTCGGTTTATTCGATAACGAAGCTGAAATGGCACTTAACTTTGGTTTTTCAGGTTTTAGAAGAGGTTCTTATGACTTTTACAAAACTGACTGGAAATACTTAAATGATGCTTCTACTAGAGGTATGGTTGATAACGTTAAAGGTGTGTTAATACCAGCTGGAACATCTACAGTATATGATCAAATGTTAGGATCAAATATCAGACGACCTTTCTTACATGTAAGATATAGAGCTTCTGAAACTGATGATCGTAGAATGAAGTCATGGATTACTGGTTCTGTTGGTGGTGCTTACACATCATCTTTAGATGCTATGGAGGTTCATTACTTATCTGAAAGATGTCTATGTGTTCAAGCTGCTAATAACTTCGTGTTATTTACAGCATAATATACATTTTACAAAATAAATGTGGAGGGTTAACGCTCTCCACTTTATTAACATTTAAAAAAATTAGAAAATGGAAAACCCGATTTTAAACATTGAATGGGAAGCTGGAGGAAAACTTCCAATAAATGCTAAATTAGCTTACAGGTGTGATCAAGGTAATAGTTCTAGTAGAATAAAAATTTATTATTCAAATACTTATAACCTATGGAGATTAGAACTTGATTTTGACAAAGACATAACTGAGCACGATAAATTAACTTTAGAAACAGCTTTAATAAACGCACAACAAGAGCCTGGCTCTTTGGTAGATTTTAAAATGCCTAGTGGAGCGGTTTTAAAGTCTGACATTCCTTTTACTCAATTCCAAACATACAACAATAACTAAAATGGGAAACATAATAAAAATACCAACAACTAACACTGGGTTAAACACGAGTCAAAGCAGCCCTTTATGGAATGAAGATAATTGGGTAGCAGTAGACGGGTCCGTTAATGGGCAGCAATACAGCGGGCTATACAACGGAGTACCAATAGATACAGATGGAGATGGATCTGGACTATCAGTTGAATTTCAACTCTTGCTCCCGCCTGAATTTAGGCTTAGCCTCTATTACGAATCTGAACCAACAGGTTATAAAGTTGGAGATAGATTATTTTTTACAGTACCAGCGGGCTCTAACTTGGGTAACGAATATGAGTTTACTATGCAAACTACAATAACAGAAGATATGCTGACTTATGAGAGTGATAAGATGCAATATTTACCAGTTTTTGATTCTTTAAATGGATTAGTATTAACTGTTGTACCACCACCTATTGGTATTAATAATTACTGGCAAATCCCAAAAGCATGGGGAAATAATGAAGGTTGTTGGAAAATAAATATTACTGGTGGTAATGACGATAATAGAGTATTAATAACTAAGGCTATTAATGAAGTTTTTATAAAAGCTGCTCAATCACCAAATTCACACCCCACTTTAGAATTACCAATAGGTGTAACTTGCGATAGTGTTGATCAAGCAGAATTTCAATTTCAAAGCCCAGTGCCAGGGCCAGGTGATAATGGTAATGGTAACGAAGCCTAGAAATAGAAAGTAAAAACACAATAATCCCGCACAAGCGGGAATTTTTTAAAACAATTATATTATATATTATGAAAAACGAAGAAACATGGGAGATTAAAGATAGAAATTATTACTTAAGTAATGATTTGTCTCCATTAACTTATACATTAGCATCTAAACACTCGAGAAGGTTTCCACTTATTTATTTTGATAAAGAAACAGGAGAACAAAGAGAGTTAAGATACGCTACTAATCAAAACAGTCCATTTGTAGACGAACAAAACGGAATGGTTACATTAGAACATGTAGTGTTTAGAAATGGAACGTTATCAGTTCCAAAAGAAAAACAATCTCTACAAAAACTTTTATCTATGTACCATCCTTATAGAAATAAAAAATATAAGGAGTTAGATACTGTGGTTGAAGCAACTAACGAAATTGAAGATATAGAGATTGAGTTTGCTGCATTGTCAGCTGCTAGAGATTTAGATATTGATCATTGTGAAGCTATACTAAGAGTTGAGATAGGTTCTAGAGTGTCAGATATGAGTTCTAGTGAAGTAAAAAGAGATTTACTTATATTTGCTAAAAGAAACCCTAATTTATTCTTAGAGTTAGTAAACGATGAAAATGTAGAACTTAGAAATTTCGCTATAAAAGCTGCAGAGGCTAACATAATTAAATTATCTCAAGATCAAAGAACATTTAGTTGGGTTAGCAATGGTAAGAAATTAATGCAAGTACCTTTTGATGAGCATCCATACTCAGCGTTTGCTGTTTATTTAAAAACAGATGAGGGTATTGAAATTTATAAATCTATACAGAAAAAACTCAAATAACAAGTGATTATAATTAAGGCGGCTATGCGGCCGCCTTTTTTATTACAAAAATATTAAAATGGCTATAAACGTAAACACAGTATATCAAACAGTCTTATTATTACTTAATAAAGAACAAAGAGGCTACATTACTCCTAACGAGTTTAACAAAATAGCCACACAAGTACAATTAGAAATATTCGAACAATACTTTGAAGATTTAAACCAACAATTAAGAGGTCCTGGTCTTCAAGATGAATATGCAGACAGAGTAGATAATATAGAAGAAAAAATATCTATATTTAAAACATTTGGACAAGCATTTTACTACGGTGCAGATGTAAACGGACCCATAGCTAGTCCTTATTTTTATTTACCAGCAAACGTGCATCGTATTGGCACTATAATGTATAAAGACGAACAACACTTGCAAATGACTAACAGGGGTGAGTATTTACATTTAAATATGTCTAAGTTAACTCGTCCAAGTAAAAAATACCCATTATATATACAAGAAGGTAACGTTAGCCCTGTTGATCCACTTAATAGTTCTGTTATATTATGTCCAGAATGTATAAGAATATATGTTTACCCTAGAGAAATAACAGAAGAAATAAGTATTTCCTACATTAGAAAACCTTTGGATGTTGTATGGGCTTATAGCGTAGGTAATCTTGGACAATATATATGGGATGGAACACCTAATTCTTCTGGTGTAGTAGTTCCAAATACAGGTTCTCAAAACTTTGAAATAGATAGCACTGAACAAACAGAGGTAATAATAAGAATATTAATGTACTCTGGCGTTGTTATAAGAGATCCACAAATAATTCAAGCTGCTGCAGCTCAAGCTCAAGCCACTGAAGTTAATCAAAAAAGTTAATAATATATGTCATTTTTAAATAACACTCCAAATGGTGGCTCAATAACAGAGACCAATCAACAGTATTACGTTGGCACGCAAAGTAATATAGCTAGTTATACTAACTTAGTGTTGGATTCTATGGTATATACATTCAATGAAATATTAGAAATGGGTTCTTTAGATTCTTGGGATCCTAGTAATTATGAATACCATTTAAACAATTTTTACGTAGAGGTTAGTCCTGATGGTCTTTCTCCTTATGAATTATGGGATGGAACTGGAGGTGTTAACTCACCAGCTGGGCCAAATGGAACTGGTGGAGGTTTTACTATATCTAAATTTTCAAATACACAATCTTTCAGCGTTTTAAAATTCAATAATCCCGATGCAGTTACAGACGGGTACTATGTTAGAGTAAAATTAAAATCTCAATTAGTTGATGGAGCACCTAACTATGGTGATTATCAATACTTGTCTATATTTGAACTAGTAAATAACTTTATGATAGGTTATGTTGGTAATGATAAGTTAATAAGTAAAGTTAAGAGGTCTGATGTGTTGTTTTACGCTAAAAGAGGTTTGCAGGAATTTTCATATGATACATTAAGAAGTGTTAAATCAATGGAGTTGACTATACCACCTAGTCTATCTGTTATAATTCCTCAAGATTATGTTAATTATGTAGGTATAGCTTGGATAGATAAGTCAGGTATAAAACATCCAATATATCCAACTAACTTAACTGGTAATCCTACAGAATCACCTATACAAGATACTAATACAACTAATAATCCTTTTGGTTTTAACTTCCCTAGCTCTGGACATGGCATACCTGTTCAAGATCAATTTGGTGAAAACTTAGAAGGAGCATCAATAACTGAAGGTCAATGGCAAGGTAATAACCCAAACGATCAACCTACTGAAGGAACTATATTTAGAGACGGTATTGGAGATAGTATATACGCAACCAGAGAAATTGCTTTACTAGGTCAAAGATTTGGATTAGAGCCTGAGTTAGCTAACTATAATGGTTGGTTTACTATGAATACGCGTGAAGGTAAAATATCTTTTAGCAGTAACTTAAGTGGTAGGCTAATAATATTAGACTATATATCTGATGGTTTAGCTTATGATCAAGATACTAAAATACCTAAATTAGCAGAAGAAGCTTTATATATGCACATAGCCTACAGCATATTAGCAAGCAGAAAAAATGTTCCAGAGTATCTAGTTGCTAGATTTAAAAAAGACAGAAGAGCTCAATTGCGTAATGCAAAAATAAGATTATCAAATATAAAACCCCAAGAGTTTGTCCAAGTTATGAGAGGCAAAGCTAAGTGGATTAAATACTAATTAAATGCCAGAAGCTAAAAATACATTTATCCAGTCCAAAATGAATAAGGACATGGATGGTAGAATACTACCTAATGGTCAATATAGAGACGGTGAAAACGTTCAAATAAGTAGATCAGAAGGAGACGATGTTGGAGCATTAGAAACAGTTTTAGGTAATGTAAAACTTACAGACTTTGGTTTAAGTGGTGAAAATTTAAAAACAATTGGAAGTTACTTTGACGATAATAGTAATCGTGTGTTTTTATTTTTAACTAATTACACAGACTCTTCACCAAATCAACTAGATAATGAAGCTATAAATGTTACAGGAGTTTTTTGTTATATAGTATCTTACAATGTTCAAACTAAAGTATCTTCAATATTAGTAGAAGGTAGTTTTTTAAATTTTTCTCAAACTCATCATATTGTTGGGGTTAATTTACTAGAAAATCTATTGTTTTTTACAGATAATAGAAACCAACCTAGAAAAATTGATATTAACTTAGCAGGCTCTAATTACTACTATACAGAAGATCAAATATCTGTTGCTAAATACTATCCCTATAAAGCTCCATTACTAATGAAATTTATACCAGGTAGTGGACCTGATGCTATTAAATGGGAGTCAACAATGACTGATACAACTAGTGAGTACTTGCCAATACATACAGCGGCTCAGGTAAAAAACTTTGATAGCACTGATTCCAGCGTGGTTTACCTTACTGGTTGTTACACTAATATAATGCCTAAAACACCTGGTTACGTAGGTCAACCAAATGGTTGTTTAATAACCGGGCAAGGTGTTGCAGCTGGTACTACTTTAGAAGAAGTATTAAGTATTGACACTGCAAATAATGTAACTACTATAAAAACAAGTCTACCAATAAGCGGAGGTAGTATTAAACCTATACTTTATTTTCAATTCAAAAATCCAGAATACTCCATAATATGGCCAGGTGATCCTGAGTATTTAAAAGAAAAATTTGTTAGATTTAGCTATAGATTCAAATTTGACAACAATGAATATTCTTTAATAGCTCCATTCACACAAACTGCTTTCATACCTCAACAAGATGGTTATTTCATAGGTGATAAATATAAACTTGATTCAACAGTTTTAGTAAGCAACGAACCTTCACCTCCTTCTATTTTTGGTCAAGAAGCAGAAACATTTGATTCTACTGTTGTTCCTTTTATGCAAAACAAAGTGACTAATATAGAAATATGTTTAATATCACCAACCAATGGTAATGATGAAACTTATATAAATTGGTCTCAATTAAATGATGTTTTAAAAGTTATAGAGGTTGATATACTAATAAAAGACTCTTCTAGCAATAACGTTTATGTTGTTGAAACACTTGGCTTATCAGAATTAAAAAACGTAAATAGCAAATATTTATTATACGATTATCAAAGTAAAAAACCATGGAGAGTTTTACCAACAGATCAAGTAACTAGAGTAAGCGATGTTATCCCACTTAGAGCATTGGCCCAGGAAATATCTGGGAACAGAGTAATATATGCAAACTTTGTTGAAAAAAATGCATCACCAGAAAGACTAGACTATTATTTATCTGTTGGGCAAAAACCTTTTATACCTGATTATACTGACGGAGCAACAGTGGTTGATCAAGAGTTTCAGTACGTTAGAAAAGAATATCAAAACCATACTTTAAAACAAAATAGAACATATCAAGTTGGTGTAGTATTATCTGATAGGTATGGTAGAAGATCAAATGTAATTCTTTCTGAATTAGTAGACTTTCAAGAAAATCCTAGTGCAAAAAAGAACTCAACTATATTTCATAATTATGCAGATTCTAATAATTTAATAATATATGACAAGAATCAAATACCTAACGAAGCCGCCAATACTTGGCCAGGTGATAATTTAAGTATTGTTTGGAATAACGTAATACCAGAAGAAAAAACTAATGATGGTTATCCAGGAGTATACTCTATTAATGATGGAACTTTAGTTAACATTTTAGTAAACCCAGGTCTTACGGCAACTTTTCCTGCTAACAGTAGTTGCACGTTTGATGTTACAAATAGTCTTTTTAGCCCCACAGCTAACGCTCAAATTAAAGCATTTAGTGATGCTGATGGTAATGTATCTGAAATTGAAATTAAATCAAGTGATAATAATTGGGTGGATGGTATGGAAGTGGTTGCTCCTTGGCAGGGTTCTGTTTTCCCGTGCCCAGGTTGGGTAGGTGAATCGTTTAGAGGTAATGCAGTTTGCCCAGCTGACAGGCCTTTAGGTTGGTATAGTTATAATATAGTAGTAAAACAAACAGAGCAAGAATATTACAATGTATATATGCCTAGCGCTTTAGCTGGCTACCCATGTAATCAAAACATTGATGGAAAAGTTGATGATACTTTTGGCGAAACTCCTAAAATGATTTATCCTCTAGGTCAACAAAACGCAACATCACATTTAACCTTAATTGGAGACAATATAAACAAAGTGCCTAGAGATTTAAACGAAGTAGGCCCTGAGCAGAAGTCTTTTAGAAGTTCAGAAAGATTGTTTCATAGAGTAGAGGGTATTTTACTTCAGGACAACAACGACGATATTCAATACTCTAGTCAGTCTTATTCACCTTCTTTAAAAGGAGATAAAGTTGTTACTATATCAAATATGTCAAAATTAGATTTAGGTAATTTAATAACTAATCCTGCTTATCCTATATTACCTAATTCAATATATAAAGCAGAAACTGATCCTTTTATAGCTAGAATAAGTACGGACAAAAAGTTTGGTATAGTAGCAAATAGCAGTATTAATGGTTGTATAACAATAGAGAAAAAGGTAGATCCTGATGATGATACTAAAAATCTTATAGAAGTTAACAACACTGAGTTTGCTATTGGACCTACATTAAGCGTAAGTGAAACTAAACCAGTAGAAAGTTTATTAGATATATTTTGGGAAACATCTAGTAGTGGCTTGATAAGTGATTTAAATGAAAAAATTAAAAGTGTAGATAATACAGCGCCATCTGGATTTTCTCCAGTTTCTATAAGTTGGAGCGAAGGTGATCCCTATGGTAGTTCTATATCTGGACAGTTTTCAGCAGTTGGACCAACTGGTTTAACATTAGTAGGTTCTTCAGAAATATCTTTAATTGAAGTTACTAGAGGTGACAATGTACCCTGTATTGATCAATTTGAGTTGGTTCAATTAGGCTTTGGTGAAGTTGAACTAAAGATAGCTGCAGCTAGCCAAACTAATCCAGGTTTCTTACATTGGCAAGATCAACTGAAAAATCAATATACATTTAAGTTTGAACTAACAAACACTACAACTAACTCTTCGAGTTTTACTTCTTTAACAGGTTATCTAAGTAACAAACCGCCAGTTGAAAGATTAGAAGCTGTTAATAGTAATGGTAATAATGTTGAAATAAACTGGGTGGACGTTAAAGAATCTATATGTGTAAGAGGTGACCTAGATACTCAGTCTAAAAGAGAAGATGCACAAACCATGTCTTTAAAAGCTGTTCAAGGTAGTCAAAAATTTGGTATCAGATGGGATGATAACCCTTTGCTTAGCAAATCGTGGAGAAGTTATGTTGATCCTGAATCTTCTTTTTCAAATACTACTGTTAACTTTGGAGTTATAGAACCAACTACAGTTAAATATATCAATGCTGCACCATATTTTAATGAATCATCTCCATGTTGCGTAGACACAAATGAAGATAGTGGCGATATTAGACAATCAGGAATGTATGACTTTGGGTGGTTTGGTGGACCCACATTACCTGGTACTCAAGATAGTAAAAACGGTGATGGTAGATTTAGACCAACTACTTACCAACCGGGTGATAGTAGTTTAAATAGCTGCACGTATTCTCAAAAAATATATGCTCCAGATCCTTCACTATACCCTATTAATAATGATAATTACCCAGTTTCAGGTAATAGTGGCGAGTATTTGGAAATGCCTAAATATTTTAGAGGAGCTACAGGTTGGAGTTCTCAACCAGATATAAAGTTTAATAGTTCTATACTTGAAGAAACTGCATTTACCAAAGACGTACAAACAAACACAGGTACCGCTGAGTGGGATGGTTCTTTTGCTGTTATGAACGGGGAATTTGGCAGTGAAATACTTGAAAGTTGGCCAAATATAAATGGATCACCATCTGGTATAGGAACCGCATTAGAGATACAATGGTCTATTCCTAGAATGTACCAGGTTAGCATGATGATTCCACATGGTAATGAAATACCATTTGGAAATACATCAGACTTCTTTTTTGGAACAAATATCCTAGCGGACGTTATGGATTGTTATGGTGATAAAAATTTTTTAACAAAATTTCCTTTTGATCAACCTTATTACTGGGAAATGCCTTCAAGAACATCCGCACCTCTAGTTATTCCTAAATCAACAGGTGCTAAATATTTTGATGTTCAACCAGCTGGTGAAGTTGTATTTGGTTTAATACCTGAAACTGTTATCAACTCCTTAAGTAACAGCGATAGAAATGCTATATTAAAATACATACCAAGGGGTCCAATATACTGGGATAACAGTTCTAATTCTACTAGAGCTGGTTTTCAAGGAGAAAGCCAACTAGATCCAGAAAACAAACTTGGAGAACAAGTAGTAGGTTTTAAACAAAACGCATATCAAACTAGTGATTCAGCAAATGAATATCCTCATCATTATTGGCCAGATATAAATGGTTTACTCCAGAACGATCCAGAAGGTCTTTATAGTGCTTTTAAAAGCACGCCTAGCTATGCAAACGCTCCAGACTTTATGAAAATAAGAAATGGTGCAAATACTTTTTATCAGTTTAATCTTGAACACACTGGTTATATTAGTAAGGTTGTTTGCGGTGACTCTGATCAATATGATTTTTTTCCATACTATTCTAATGCTGCAAAAACTATTGGTAACTGGGCACCTAATGCGTCTCAAGTAGCTAATGCTATGGGTCATTTGTTTTATCTAGGTGGTATTAATAACTCTGGATACGGTAGTTCTACAAATGGTCAAGCGTTCTTTATACAACCAGAGCAAACGCAACCTGGCTATCAAAAAGCAAAAGCAAAGATACATGCTGGAACTCCAGGTGCCACTTCGCAATCATGGAATGGTCCTAATGCGTTTGGTGTTGGGTTACCAGGTGGTAGATATGTTGTTACAGTAAGAGCAACTGATGTAGGTGGTGATGGCGCTTTTGTAGAGTGGGATGTACCTGTATACTTGCCATGGTGGAGTACTAGAACAAATACACCTCTGAGGTTGAACCCGTAAAAAATTAAAAAACAAAGTGATTATATATTATGGCTTATCAATTACCAATTAAATATTACAACGCTTTTTGGTTAAAAAAAGTAGTAGGAAGTTCTATAAAATCAACTCAAAGTGATAATGCTTCAACAGTAACAACAGAGGTTGAAGTTGGAGGAAATGAAAATTCAACTGGAACACTCAAAGGTGGTTACATAATACCTACATGGCCTGGTTTACCTTGGGGTGATAAACTATCAAAACCTGATGTTACAAATCCAGATGTGCTAATTCCATACCCTTGTTTTCCTTGGGGAGGAAGAGATTGGAATTCTTATAATCCTATAGGTGGATCTGGGTCTCAATTAGATTTACCCGAATGCGGCGGTAGCTTAGTTAGTGTAAACCCTACTGAAGAACAAGGTAAAGAAAGACAGTGGGCTATTGAGGAAGCTAGAATATTTGGTGGTTACAATAACACCACTGTAGATTTTGGCGTTAAAGCTTACACTGTTGAAGAAGATAATCAACAAACAATTAGAAGCTCTTCGTTAATTTATTCCGGTATATTTAATTCATTAACTGGTGTAAATAATACAAATGTTTTTTCAACAGCAAATCCTATAACTAAAAGTGTAGATCCAGAAAATGGATCTATTCAGAAGCTTTATTCCTATGATACTAACTTAACTATATTTCAAGAAAATAAAGTTAGCAAAGCATTGATAGACAAAGACGCAATATATTCTGCTGAAGGCGTTGGAACACCTGTTTCTTCTACTAAAACGGTTATAGGACAGATTGTTCCTTACGTTGGTGAATTTGGTATAAGCAAAAATCCCGAGTCATGGGCTCAATTTGGTTTTAGACAGTATTTTACAGATAAATATAGAAACGCTGTAATGAGATTATCTAGAGATGGTTTAACTGAAATATCCTCATATGGTATGACTGATTATTTTAGAGATAGGTTTTCCACAATAACTGACCAACCTTTAAGAAGATCTTTATCATTTAGATATTTTGACGAAGGTTTAGTTGCTGAACAATATATAAATACCATTGAAATTTTTGATAGCTCTTGTAGTGCTGATAATATAATAATAGGTTCTTCTATTCAAATAAATAACATACAAGTACCAGGTCTTTTTGTTACTAATGTATCGACAGGTAGTGGCTCTGGCATAAGGGTTGTTTCGGTTTCACTGCCATGGAGACCAGATACATTTGGATTAACATCATACAGTGAAATAGCAAGTGATTATCCAATATCTTTTGTTACATACGTTTATGATGAGCTTTTAGGTGCTTTTGATAACCATAACAATAATTACGTGTTATCTATAAAAGATGGTGTTACGCAACCATGTTCTAGAGTTTCAGAAGGTAGAGAAGTTGGAGACAACTTCGACTATACAAATCAATTTAGAACTTACAACACGTTTAATACAGTTAACTTTGACGAAAGCATAAATGGTTGGGTTAGTTTTTACAGCTACAATCCTACAACGATGGGTAGTTTAAAAAATGAGTTTTATACTGTTAATAATTTCGACTTATATCAACATTATCAAGGAGGCCAACTAAATCATGGTAATTTTTATGGTACACAATATAAATCTTCAATAGAATTTATATTTAATCCTAAGCCATCTATATCTAAAAACTTCCAAACAATAGGATATGAAGGTAGTAATGGTTGGCAAGTAGAATACTTTGTGTCAGATAGTACCGCAGCGTTGTTTAATACTTTTTCAAATACTTACTACCCAGCTCAAGACAAGATAAATAGTATTCCAAGTCTTCAAGAAGGTGAATATATAGATGAAAACACCCAAATGAAGCAATACGCTGGATTTTATTTAAAAGAAAACAAATATGTAGCTAATTTAGTTAATGCTTCACAACCATTCGATGGTGAAGTTGTATTTGGAAATTCAATGAGTGGTATAAAAGGTTTTTACACAACAGTTAAATTAAGTACAGATGATTCTACTCAGCTAGGTGGAGTTAAAGAACTATATTGCGTGTCAAGTAAATTTGTGGTGTCATCACAATAATATTATATGAAATTAAATACAAGACAATTACAACAAAAAGATTTAGATACAATAAGAAAATGGTGGGAAGCTTGGCCTGATTGGGTTGATCCTGGTGAAGGGTTTTTACCTAAAACAGGTTTAGTTGTAACATCAAATGACAAGTTAATAATGGCTTCTTTTGTTTATTTAACCAATGCAGATGTAGCTTTATATGAATGGATTATATCAGACCCAGATTATAGAGAGGACGATAGACAAGAAGCTGTAGAGTTAATGACTAATGAAGCTGAGAAAATGGTTAAAAGCTTAGGATATAAGTTTTTATTTTCTATTTGCAGACATAAGAAACTCGGAGAAACGTATAAAAAATTAGGATGGCACAAAGATGAAGAGCCATCGTTTGAATTTGTAAAACTTATAAAATAAATAAATATGGCATTAGTAACAGCAGCCGTAGTTGGAACAGTAGTAGGAGCGGGTATGGGTATAGCATCCGCTGTAAAAGCTGGTAACGATCAACGTGAGGCAGAGAAAAAACTAAGAGAGCAAGAAGCAATGATAAAAACTCTTGAAGACTCTAGACAAGATGTAATAAACCCTATGGCTGGGTTGACCAATGAAGCTGAGAAAGTAGGTGTTGCTACACAAGCTGCTAAGTTTCAAGCTGAAGAAGCAGATCAAGCTTTAGCAAACACTTTAGACACTATCTTACAAACTGGTGGTGGTGCTGCTGGCGCTACAGCGTTAGCTCAAATGGCTCTTAAGTCTAAACAAGGTATATCAGCTGATATTCAAAAACAAGAAAGACAAAACGCTGTAAACGTAGCTAACTCACAACAAGTGATAAATCAACAAATAGCTGAAGGTGAAAAGTTTGCTTGGCAATATCAAGAAACTAGAGAATTACAAAAACTTAATAGAGCACAAAATTTAGCAGATAAATTTGAAGCTCAAGGTTTTGCTGCTGAACAAGCTAAATGGGCAGCTTACGGTAATATTGCTAGTAGTATAACTGGTGGAGCGGGTAACATTGCTGGTGCTGTTAATACAAATCAAATGCAAGGTCAGTATGATCAATATTTGGCTCAAGCAAACGCAGGTCAAGATGTATCTTGGATAAACCAAGGAACCGGGCCAATTGCTCAATAAAAAAAATAAATAATATTATGGGCTACGAAAATCCAAGAATACAGATAAACCAAACCAACGCTGAGATTAATAAGCAGGTAAGAAGATTTAACGAAGACTTTAATGAAGAGTTCGATGCTATCAATGCTCAACAAGCTGCTAATATAGAAGCTAATATGGAAATATTGGAAGAACAGCAGAAGAAAAGAGCTATGGGTGACGAAATGTGGTATCAGCAAGTAGAGAAATACAAGCCAAAAGGTGACTACGCTAAAGATACTAAAGCTTTTTTACATAATATGCATAATAAGTATTATGAACTTTTAGGTTGTGAAACTAGTGAATGTAGAGAAGAGTTAGAAAACTTAAAAAATGTGCCTAGACAACTATCTGAAGTTGGTGGAGCTTGGACAAGTATGAATGAAAAATACAATGAAGCTGGCGGTAAAAAACTATTTGCACCTGGGTCATTAAATGCTAGAACACCAAACTATATCATGCAGGTAATGGAAAACGGTGGTACAACTAAAAAAGTTTATAACGAAAAAACTGGTCATGTAGAGTTTGAAGTTTACGACGCTAAAGGTGGTCGTGTAATGGAATTAGACAAAGATGGTAAAAAAACAAGTAACCCATTAATGGTGGATGCTGTTGATTTCACTAAAGGTGCTTTAAGTGGTAATGTAACTGTAAACACCTATGGTGATCCTGCGGGATTAAGAAGAGAGTTTCAGGCTGGTATAGCTAAAGACATGGATTATAATGATTATGTTCAAAAAATTACTGATAACACTGATCAATACAATAAAAAAGGTTATCAAGACTACACAGAGGCTAATAGTTTATATAAGCAAAACCTAGAAGGATCAAATGCTGGGGCTTTAATGGATGATAAAAAACTAATGACTGATAACTATCCCGTTATAATAAATGGTTTATTTGAGCAAGCTAAAGGTGGAGATCAAGCTGCTTTAGCTTCTTTAGAGAAATTAGATCAACAAACAGGAGGTAAGATATTAGGTGGTGATGGCTTAGGTGGTACTAATGATTTAGATTTATCAAGTGGTTTAGCTGTTCAGTCAGCTATAGGTATGTGGGATAACTCTGATATTCAAAGAGAAGCTGCTGATGCTTATTTCAAGCATTATGATGAATCTTCAAACTTGTTAAAACCAGATAGAATAGACAAAACAAATGTTAAGAGTTCAATAACTAATGCCGAGAGAAGAGCTCAAGCAAATTTCAATAAAACTCAAACAAAAGATATAGCTAATCTTAAAGCTGCAAATAATGAAAAAGAGTTTGTTACTAATTTTGATAACATGTTTGCTAATGCTAAATCATCCGACGATATTTACAAAATATTACAAAATGATCTTGGAAATTTCGCAATGAAGAATAGTAACGCTGGTAGTGGTAGTATTCTTGAGTTTACAGGTGATGAACCAAAAGATCGACAATTTGACATAGATGATAATGGGGATGGTACTTTTTCTATAAAATTAAATAAAATTTCTAAAGATCCTAAAACAAATGAAGTTACTACAGGAGATGCAGTAAGAATTTATAATACTGGAAATGCTAATGATATGAGCTCTCTTAGAAGAGACTTTGGTATAAACAATAAAACTTACAAATTACAAGGTGAAGCTCCTAGTGAGCAAGAAGAACAAGCTACTTCCGCTACCCAACAAAACAATCCACTAAATGCTGCTAGTTTTAATAAAAATAATCAACCTAAACCTAAACCAGAGGCTAAAAGTGACTTTATTCCAGATCCAAATGTAAACTACGAAAGTTTACCAATGATGGATAAAAGAAGAGTAGAATATGAAAATTGGAAACAATCACAAGTTCCTGAAGAGCTGCAAGATCCTGTTTCTAAAGTTAAACCTGCTCCTGAAGTTAAACCTGCTCCTGAAGTAAAACCTGAACAAGTAAAAAGTAAGGCACCACAAACAAGTAGGGATTTAAAAGCTGAAAATAAAAAGCAAGAAGATTTAATGAGAAACTCTGAGGTTACTTACGGTGGTAAATCAGGTGATGACACTATTGGTTTAACAGATTATGAAGATTATGATTTTAAATATTACTTAAATAGTGAAAAACAAGTACAAGAAGGAGTTGATAGAAATGGTGAAATGGCTACATATTGGGGAGGTGATCAACCTAAGAAAGGTTTGAAAAAAGATTTAGGTGAAAAAGTTTATGATGGATTATCTGATGGACAACAAGCTATGATGCGAATGCAGCATGTTAATATAGGCTGGGATCCTAGAGTTACTATGCTACTAGCATCTGGAGCAATCAAGCCTAGTGAAAGAGGAGAATATCTTAGAAACTACAAGAAAACAACTACTAAATATAATGATAATAAAGCTAAGTTTAAAAATATAGATGATCAAGCAATGTTTGATCAATGGGTAGATTTATATGCAAATAGTGAACCAAATACAAAAGGATTACAAAAGCAATATAAAAGAAGAGTAGAAGATATGGCTAAAAGTTATGGATTTAAGTTAACAAAAAAACAGCTTGATTTGTTTAAAGTATAAAATAATATGAACGAAGAGTATTTAGAGTTATTATTTTCCGCCTACGGAAACGAAGTAGGTGACGATTACGACGCATTTAAAACTGCTATGAGTAATGAAGACTACTCAAGAATGCTATTTGAAACTCACTCTGAAGAGTTAGGTGATGATTATGCGGAGTTTAATAAAGCTGTAGGTATAAATATTGAACCTTATGTTGAACCAGAGGAAGAAGTTTCTATGTCTGGAGAGTATGGGGTAAAAGAGCAAGATGTATTTGGCAGT